GAAGAGGATATGACTTCTATAAGTCTGACTGGAAATACTTAAACGATCCTACAATGAGAGGTGGTATCAATGCAGGTAAAGTCAATGGACTTTTAGTACCAGCAGGATCTACAACTGTGTACGATCAAGTATTAGGTAAAAACGCTAAGAGACCATTCTTACACGTTAGATATAGAGCTTCAGAAACTGAAGACAGACGTTACAAGTCTTGGATCACTGGTTCAGCTGGTGGAGCAAGAACAAGTGACTTAGATGCTATGGAAGTAAACTTCTTGAGTGAGAGAGCTGTATGTACTTTAGGTGCAAACAACTTCTTCTTATTCCAAGATGCATAGTAGACAGTAGTAATATTTACCCTCGTTATAAAGACGGGGGTAATTATTTTTTTTAAATCAAATTAAATTATATTATAATGAAAGCAAAAAAAGAACAGTACAAAGCAAAGTCGTATAGACTAAAAGGAGACAAAGCGCCTCTATCATACATGTTATCTTCACGACATTCACAAAGATCACCCTTATTATATTTTGACGAAAAAACAGGAGTCAATGAACCATTACGTTATGCACGTAATCAAAAGTCACCTTTTGAAAACGAACAAGATGGAAATGCTATTTTAGAACCTATTGTGTTTGAAGATGGTATGTTATCAGTTTCAAAAGAAAATCAAGTATTACAGAAGTTTCTGTCAATACATCCAAGTAATGGATATGTGTTTGAAGAAATAAACAAAGAGCGTGATGCTGTCTCAGAATTAGAACAAGTAGAGTTTGAATTAGAAGCTCAATTAGAAGCTAAAAAAGTAACTACAGATCTTTCTAAGTTGACGCAAGTATGTCGAGTATTGATGGGTAATGCTGTAGAAAATATGACAACAGCCGAACTAAAAAGAGATATATTAGTTTACGCTAAAAACAATCCAGATGATTTCTTAGACACTGTAAATGATCCAATGTTAGAGCTTATGGATGATGTGTATCAGTTTTTTAACTTATCACTTTTATCCACAAGAAACAATGGAAAAGATGTTTACTATAATCTTCCAAACAACAAGAAGAAAATGCTTACTATTCCATTTGGTGAAGACCCCAATTTTATTGTAGCATCATTTATGAAAAGTGATGATGGTTTAGAAGTGTATAAGCTTTTGAAAAACAAGATAAAGTAATATAAATACAACTAACTGAAAATTAGCTACCTCAAAAGGGTAGCTTTTTTTTTATATTATAGTAAGGTTTTAAAAAAAATAAGGCCTCTTTTTTTTTGCTATCTTTGTGAAAAGAATTAATTATGCCAATAAATGAAGTAAGAAATACTGTGTTAGCAATAGCTAATAAAAATAATTACGGATACATATCTCCACAAGATTTTAATCTTTATGCTTCTCAAGCGCAAATGGATATGTTTGAAGATTATTTTTATCAATATAATAATCAGTTAGTAAAAGAGAACCAAAGAACTTCAGGTACTGGATACGCAGATATAACAAAAGGTTTAGCGGAAGTTATTGATACTTTTTATGTGGATACACCTTTATTAAACTCTGCAACAACGCAGTTGGGTGGTATACAAACTAATTTATACACACTGCCAGCTGATTATTATTTAATTAATAAGATGATGGTATACACAAAAGAATTAGCTTCAGGCGTTACCACTTCGACCAATGGCGGCGCTGTGGCGGTAAACGACACTACAGCGGACTTTATTGCGGCAGGAGTAGCGGTAGGAGATATAGTTTCTACTATTACAAATGGAGTGGTTTATAATACTGTAATTTCACAAGTAGTTAGCGCGACTAATCTTTTAGTGTTTGCAACAACAGGCGTACAAGTATGGAATGCTGTGGGGAAAACATACAACATATATTCAGCTAATGATGTTATGGATGCTGAACGCGTTTCACAAGCTAAGATAACTATGCTAAATAATTCTATATTAACGAAACCAACTTTAGGATATCCTGCATATACTCAAGACGCTTTAGTCGCTCAAGCTTTTCCTATCACAATAAATAAAATAGGACAACTTACATCACAGTATGTTAGGTATCCATTTACACCAAATTGGACTTATGCTACTTTGCTGGCTGGCGAACCTTTGTTTGATCCAACTGCAGCAGATTATCAAGATTTTGAACTACCTTTATCAGATGAACCTGCATTGATTGCAAAAATATGTCAGTATGTAGGTATAGAAATAAGAGAGGCTGACGTTTATAATTTTGGTACTCAAGAATTACAACAAGAACAAATAACACAAGGATAGATGGCATATATAAACGACTACGCGTATTACGCAAACTCAGGAGCAACTCCAACTAATTCAAACTGGGGATCATATCAGTATGTTTCATTAGCAGATATAGTTAACAACTTTATGTTAATGTATCAAGGAAATCATGAGCTAATAAATAACATTGAAAGATATCAGATATTATTTCACGCTAAAAGAGGAATACAGGAATTAAATTATGATGCAATGAAGGAGATAAAAATTCTTCAATTAGACATCACACAACAATTAAGATTTGTATTACCACAGGATTATGTAAATTGGGTTAGAATTTCTCAATTTAAGAACGGTGGTTTATATCCTTTGTCAGAAAACATACAAACAAACTGGTCTTCTTCTTACTTACAAGATAATCAGTCTAATGTTTTGTTTGATGAAAATGGAAACGTTTTAAGACCACAGGATTCACAGCTTGATTTGTCAACTATTTTAAGAGGAAACAAAAGTATTTATTTAAATCAAAACAGTCAATACAATGGAGCTGAAGGATATAACTATGAAGGCGGCTGGTATTTTGACTACCCTATAGGATCACGTTTTGGCTTGAACACTGAGACTGCAAATGCAAATCCTACATTCACTATTGATAAACAATCTGGTGTAATTAATTTTAGTAATATATCAGGAGCTGCATCAGTTGTTTTAGAGTATGTGTCGGACGGAATGAAAAATGGTGTAGACAGTGAAGTACAATTAAATAAGTTATTTGAAGAGTATATATATGCTTACATTAGATATTCTATTTTAAATGGTAGATTAGGAGTTCAGGAGTATGTCGTAAATAGAGCAAGAAAAGATAAATCTTCTTTACTAAGAAATGCAAAAATACGTTTAAGTAATATACATCCTGGAAGACTTTTAATGAATTTAAGAGGTCAAAATAAAATTATAAAATAATATGCCAATAGTTACAACAAATTTTATTGCAGGTAGAATGAATAAATCTGTGGATGAAAGACTTCTTCCACCAGGTGAATACATTGACGCTATGAATGTTCGTTTAGGATCTACTGAATCTACTGAAATAGGAGCTGTAGAGAACTCAAAAGGAAACGAGCAACTAACTACAATACAATACAATGGAGTTCCTCTAAGCTCTTCTGCTGTCTGTATAGGAGCGTATGAAGATGGTGTTAGGGAAAATATTTATTGGTTTATTCATGATGGTTCAAACACTCAAAACCCTAAAGGGGTAGTTGATTTAGTGGTTTCTTATAACACTACAAATGAGATAGTTAATTACCACGTAGTAACAGTAGATTTATTGAATTTTGATCCTAAGTTTTTAATTACAGGTGTTGATTTAATCGAAGACCTTTTGTTTTGGACTGATGATAAAAATCCTCCAAGAACAATAAATATAAATAGAAGTTATGCAGAGCCTATTTCAAACGTAGATCAAATTGTAGAGGAAGATATATCAGTGGTTGTAAAACCACCTGGTTTTGAAAGTGCTGTAGGGACACATGTTCCATTGCCAGCACCAACAATAAATTTTTTAAATATTGCAGGAAACCAAAACTATATTGAAAACAGATTTTTATGTTTTGCTTACAGATATAGATATGATGATGGTCAATACAGTGCAACATCTTTATTTACAAATCCAGCATTTGTACCTAAGCCTTTTCAGTTTAGTACAAAAAATTATTGTAATGATGGAATGCTAAATCTTTATAATGGTGTAGAGGTTAAATTTTCTACAGGTAGTTCAAGAGTAAAAGAAATAGATTTATTATTTAAAGATACAAACTCTACTACTTTAAATGTAATTGAAAGATTTAAGAAAGAAGATTATGGCTGGGCAAATAACACAAATAAAACCTACACATTTACTAACAATAAAATATATACAGTATTAGGTAATGATGAATTACTAAGACAATATGACAATGTTCCAAGGTTAGCAAAAGCTCAAACCATACAAGGAAACAGATTGATGTATGGTAATTATGTAGATGGATACAATATAACAAGACCAGATGCGGATGGAAATAACATTGCTATTGACTATAACACAAGTTTAGTTAATACACTTTTAGGTTTTTCTGAATTACCTTTTGGCTTACTAAATAATGGTGAAACATATACAATAGATCCTAATCCAGGACAGAGCGAAAACATAGAGAACTCTAAAGTTACAATAGACTTAACATTGATAGCTGATAAATTAAATGCTAATGCTTTGATAGGATTGACATTTGATTTTGATAGTGATAAAAGAGTTTTCTTTCCGTCTAACACTACTGCAGCTACAGAAAATGTTAATTTTCAAAACCAACCATTTACTCTTAATGTAAATATAACTTTAGATCAAGACTATGCAACTCCATATGATTTTTTTAATAGCCCTCTGTTTGCAGAACGTATTGGAACTATTCTTAACACAAACTTTGAACCTATTGCTACAGCAGATCAAGGAAACTCATTAACAGATTTTTTTAATAATGAACTTTCTTCTCCAGCCATAGGAACATATCCTTTTGTTAAACACAATAGTAGTATTACAGACGCGACTAATCAGCAAGGTTTTACACTTTCTAATTTTGCTCCAGGATCAAATACGTGTGACATTCAAGTAATTGCTATGGCTTTTCAGAGTACGGATTTAACTAATCCCTCTTCTCCAGTAGTAACTACGCTATATGAATACTTTAGGTTTGTTAGTGTTCAAGGGTCATTTAATACAGATTTAGATACAGGTAGTTTACATAGTGATCGTGATTTTGAAACAGGTATTGTTTATAGCGACGAGTATGGAAGATCATCTACAGTTTTAGTTTCTGAGTATAATACTGTTTATGTAGAGCCTGGTAATAGTGTTACAGCAAATAGTATACAAGTAGCTATATCTTCAAGGGCGCCTTATTGGGCAGAACGATATAAGTTTGTAGTGAAGCCGAGTAAGGGAGGTTATGAAACTATTTTTTCTAACTTTTATTATATTAGGCCAAGTGATAATATGGTGTTTTTTAGGCTTGAAGGTGACAACGCAAACAAAGTTCAAAAAGGACAAACTCTTGTGGTTAAGGCTGACGTTAGTGGTGCTTTAACAAGAGTAGAAAAATGTGAGGTTTTAGAAATAAGTGCAGAGCCATCTAATTTTTTAAATGACGTAAATGAATATGGTGAAGACTCTTTTCAGCTTAAAGGTCTTTATATGTTAATTAAAAATCAAAATTTTGACATTGTTATTCCAGAGGATTCTATTATTGAGTTTGGACAGATAATAAAAAGGAGTGCTGTAAGAGGATGTACAAATGCCAGAAAAATTGGTTATAAATGTTTTACTACAGATCCTGATACAGGTGTCACTACAAACTATGAAGTTCCAGGAGGTTCAGTTATTAGAATAGAAGTAAGAATGTTTCGTAATGATACATTTAATGGAAATAGCTGTGAAGAAAGAGAGTGGAAGTGGGAGCAAGAATATATTGCAAGTAGAGATTATGTTGACATGAGAAGATGGTGGGTTGGAGATAATATAAACCCATCACTTGGATTACCTGGAAATATCTCAGCAGAAACAGATATAATAAATGATACTACTTTAGCAACTCCATACTTTAGTGGTAACAGTGTTGCAAATAATATGGCGTGTACAACTTG